ACCCTAACGGGTTGCTCTTCTGTCTCCTGGATGATCGAAACCATTTCGAGCTCCTTAGATACACTATGCAGCTCACCACTAAGTGGCGAGTATGCGTTATGGACCAAAGGAAGATAAGGCTCGAGACGATCATGCCACCTTTGCCAGACGTATTTTCTGTTTCCAGAAATACGTTCAGCTGTTTGCCCGGGACCGTGTTTTGGAGCAAATTCATCAACGCGTAAATCGCGTAGGTGACGGCTCCACAACACAAAAGAAACGTTCTCAAAAAGAGACGTTTCTTCGTCGGACAATGAAAACTCAGAAAAGGCGTTCTCATTGGTGATGAAGCTCTCCAACGCCTTGTTTTCCCTTTCGAGGGTACAAGGTAGCTCGATCTTTTTGAAAGCCAGACAAATCTGTCTGATGCTATCAACAGTACGAGCAAGATAAGTTGGGGTGCAAGTAATTTCATCACAAATCCTTCCTGTCTCCACGTTGAAAATACGACTAAGCATACCTTGCAAAAATGCAGGAATTGCTTGCCTCTTCCGGAAACTCTGGAAGAGGTTAGAGTCGACGAACCCAAGCTCAAGACTTCTCTCGAAGTCTTTGCAAAAGTTCGGTAGGGTGATCGTTAAAAACGAGACACCCTGAGATTCAACACGGGACCTAATAGTTTTCAGGTCCTTAAAGGAGACCTCAGCGGCGCACTCGGTGCAGGCATCTTTGTAGATAGCCTGCACCACTTTAAGGTAGTCGCTTACGTGGCTTTTCAAGGAGTCCTCTCTTTCGAGAAGGTCACCTTCCAACCACGTGGCACGCCTTCCCCCAAATTGGAGGCAAACTATCACAAAGCAAGGTTGTTAGGCAGCCGGCTTGTTCTTCCGCCGATTGCTTTTCGAAGATCGAGTTCTCAATTGTTTCGGATTATCCGAACCGACAGATACATCAGGTTCAATCAACCCAGAAGACTGGGTCAAAATAGACTTGATTATCTTCGCTTGAGGACCCTGTGCGTTAGAGATACCGATCAAACGATCGATGTCAATACCGTACTGGTCAAGGAGTTCCAGGATTTCCTGAGACTTCTTTAAACCATTAAGAAACTTTTTAAGTTTCATCTTCGTATCCCTCCATAAGGTTGTGGACGATACGCCGCACCTCTGACAAATCCTCGACACTAAGGAATGCAAAGCATTCAAAAGTGTATAGAGGAAGAGTCAAGGCGTCGTCGTTATTGTTCTCGCCCATAGAGTTTGTCAACCATTGCCGTGTTGAGCCAGCTTTGAAAACCGGTCACGAGTTGTTCGATCTGAGTCTGGGTAAAACCAGCCTCGGGCCGATCAATCTGACAGGACACGGAACATGTCTCGTAGTCGTTGATCGCCGTTAGGGGATCAGCGACGACCGCACGTTGCGTGAACACAACCAAACTTTTGACGCGGGACTTTTTGTCCTGCTTAAAAGAGGTGTGTTTGATCGATAAGCTGAAAGTCTTGTCAGACATTTCGAACATGGACGTAGGTCCAGAATTCGCTATGCGAGGCATAGACTTAGCAACAGCATTAACTGTGATAATTTGTGGATCGGTAACTGCCACGTGGATGACCTCCTAAAGTATAGGAATTGTCCATGGTGGAGTCTAAAGGATTCCAACCCCCCAGACCTGTCTATGCACCACGGGAGATAAATCCACCGGAAGTCCCTCGGCTTATGCCGATGGCTCCGAGGATTGCCCATTGACGTAGAGACAGATTGTTCCACGTCTGGTCGAATCCGTACGGGCAGTCTGCAACTTTTCTCACTTTGGATTCGAATTCTCGTTTCCAAGAAAACGTGAGAGGGCCAGACCCGAAGTTTATATAGGCTGTCTTAACGACATACCTATGGGTCCTGGCCATGATGCATAACTGTTTGGACACGATTCCATCGACTGTGAAATCATCTAGGCGCTCGATATATTTACCGAAGCCAGTGAACCAGTCGACAGCCCATGTCCAAGGCGTAACTTTGTAAACCAGAGTAGGATTGATACGAATACCATACAGAGTCAAAAGACGCTGTAGGGCTCCAACATAACTATCGTTATATAGGAGTGACATATCGTATTCAGGCCTATAAAACTTGAAGAGGCCACTCGCCCAAACCTTAGTCTCAATGACTTCGGTAACGTCGAAGTAACCCTTACAAGTGATACCGTCCACCGTCATATCGTTGCATAATCCCTGGATTTGAAACCCAAAAGGTTCAACCCCAGCAGAATATCTGCGACCGAGAGGACGTTGGATCGTCTCTGTTTTCAAGACAGCTCTTTTCCTTTCCCAGGTACCATTCGTCCGAACAAGTTCGGAAATATATTCATGCGAACGCTGATAAGCGTCGTAGAATTTCAAAAGGTCACCGATGAAAGGAACCCATCCAAAATTGTGGTTCAAAAAGGTATCAGCCGCATCATGCGGATCCATGATACTGGAGATTGTGGTGCGTGAACTTCCAGGGTTACCTGTGTCTCTAATAGAGTCCCAGATACGATGGAAGTCGTGCGCAGAAGTCCGCAATTGCCCGGGCAAGTCACGAAGTTCATAAAAGAACTGTGCCATGCTCGCTTTTGAAACACGGGGCTTGAGTTTATCCCAAGCTAGAGTGTCATAGCCGACAATGGCAGGGGCCCCCGTAGAGAGATAGTTGCTTACCGTATCGGTAAACCAATCTCCATCATCTACAAATGAACCCGTATACTCCCACCAGTTTCCCGGTGCGAATAGACGAGATTTGTAGGTAGATGCGTGGGTCTTGCCAGAACCAGGTATGTTGGCCTTAAGTAAAGCAAACGGACCAACACTTCTGTAAGGCGGTCCTGGGTTCTTTTGATCCCAGCAACGCTCAGAAGAGATGGATCCGACGTGTGTTCCGGTCGTGTTCAGATTTGCTGAACTCGAGACTTGTGAATTCGAATAAGTCTTGAATACACCAAGCTTAGAACCTGCGGGAATGTCCCCTTTTCTATCGAAATTGGGATTATTCTCGCGATATCTACCGTAAGCAGTGTAAGTTTCATCATGTCTGGCGCCCTTCTTCTTACCCCCACGCTTGTGGAGGCGTATAGGATCAGGGCAACTGACAGGAGCCACGAAAGCAAAGCCACGAGGTACGTCTCGGTTCCTACCGAAACGACGATCGGGGCGGGGGAACATCACTATAGACACAGGCCTAATCAGCTTGCGTCTGTGGCATGTGACCCACTCTCGAGGGAACTTCGTGTGCTTGAACAACGTCTTAACATATCCTGGCTTATCGGCCATAGTTAACCTCCCTTAAAGATGCGAGAGCGCCCATCGCTGAGCAACTCAGCT